TCGATCCATTAGTTCCGTAAATAGTGAAATTACTTGTGCCATCGACTAAACCCATCCAACGACTATTAACGCCAGTATCGGTAAACTGTAACAGGGGTGAACTACCACTGCGTTCAATCTGCAAGTTTCCGTTGTTGATTTTTACGTTGCCTGAGGAGTCAATGCGCATACGTTCCGTTGGGGTTCCACCAGCGTCAGACAGGAACGCAAGATGATCCCCATACGCAAAGTGAGTTGCACCCGATCCATCACGAAGATTGCGCCAGTAAGACCTAACTGCGTCATTATCGGATAGTTGAATTTGCGAGTAGTTACTTGCACTTACTCCTGAGTTTGCGGTATTAACCCGCAAAGAGACGGCAGCGTCTGTTCCACTTATTTCTGCCCTAACACTAGGCGAACTCGTCCCAATGCCCACGTTGCCTGACGAGTCGATGCGCATACGTTCTGCGACTGTTCCGTCAAGGGACGTGTAAAAACGAAGTCCAGCATCTTGGGTTGAAGCTGTAGTATTCCATGAACTCTCCCCATCCGCAGTAATGCGAGCCATTTCTGCGAGAGAGCCACCAGTTAGCGGCGACTGAAAAGAAACGCCCGCACCGTATCCGCCTGTTCCTCCTTCAATCAATATCTGACTGCCACCTACAGCATTGCTGCCAACGTTTTTAACGTGAAGTTCTTTACTGGGCGAAGTCCCAATGCCCAACGATTCAGCACTCGCATCCCAGAAGAACTTTGCCGTGGTGCCTGTGTCCTCGTAGAAGCTGATGTCGCCGCCTTCATCAACTTTAATAATGTTTTGTGAATCAGACTTATCTTTTAGGTAAAATGATGATCCAATTACATTAAGAGAATATGCTCGTTGTCCTGTATTTGTTATTTCAATCTCTGGATTTGAAGCACCCACAGCCAGCCCGTCAGCCGTCACTGTGCCTGTTACGTCAATGCCAGTGGCGGTGGTGGCGAGTTTTTGTGCGCTGTCGTAGTAAAGTTTTACATCACTATCTGCATTGGCTTGGAACATAGTGTCACTTGTTGATGTAAGCATGGTAATACCAACACCATCAGTTTTAAGCACTAATATTCCTGTCCCTGCGTCTTCAATCCAACTATTAGACCCATCATGGTAAATCTGAAGGTCAGACCCTGCACCAAAGATGGCTTTGTCGTTGTCGCCGAAAGTTATGTCAGCAGTTGTGCTTGCGCCAGCTAAGGTTGTTGCACCAGTGGCTGTAAGATCAGTTGTTGTTGTCAAACCCGTAACGGTCACACCCGTAGCAGTCGTCACAAATTTCGCCACATTCGCATAAGACATTGTGCCAGCAGCCGTCTTGCCGCCAATCGCGTTTGCAATCGTGTCAAGATCATCCCAGTTTGTGTTTAGCTTGGTTCCCCAAGTATCCTCGGAAGCGCCAACCTCTGGTTTCGTAAAACTATATGCGGTTGTAGTTGTATCAGCCATAATCTATCTCCTATGCAGCATCAGCCCAAGTATCACTTGCAGCCGTTGCCTGTGTCCAATCCGTCGATGTGGGGGTGGACGCTAACCAGCTATCGGTTGCGCTCCCGCCATTTTGCCACACTGTCGTGCTTTGCGCAACAGGCGTCCACGTTTCCGGTGTTACTGGTTCCGGCTCCCACTTCTTGCGACCCGTTGCCGCAAAGCCAGATACAGCAATAATAGATGCCGATGCGCTCTGAACGCGGCTTGCAGTCGCCGTGACAACAGCAGACGCAATAATAGACGCACTGGCGTTGCTTACCGTAGTCGCAGAAGCCGTCATGGTTACAGTCGCAACAATCGTAGAGTTAGCATCACGAACACGCAAACCAGACGCAGTAACAGTGGAAGACGCCGCAATCGTGGCGCTTGCCACACGGGCGCGCAATGCAGATGCAGTAACAGTGGCAGACGCCGCAATGGACGCCGCAGACTCGCTAACGCGCTGGGCGGATGCTGTAACGCTTGCAGATGCGTTTATAGTGGCGCTGGCGTTGCGAACGCGACTTGCCGCCGTGGCGGTCGTTGTAACGACTTGCACTATAGATGCAGCGCCGCGAACGCGAACAAATGCAGCAGCAGTGGCAGACGTGACAGCAACAATGGACGCAGCGCCAACAACAGCGCCGCTTAACCCGTAATTAAACGTTCCATATGTCGCCCTGCCGTAGCCGCTGCGATAAGTCATTAATCAAGCGTGATGTCTAGGTCGCCTGCTGGAATGCGAAACACATCGCCCGTTTCTATAGTTTTATTCGCCGTTAAAGCAGCAAACGCCAAGAAATTTCCGCTGGATGACGCGTCGAAAATGCCAACAGCAACAACCGTGCCATAATTCGCCGTTGCAACGGGCCATTCTTGCGCCGCAGTGTTGGTCGCCGTATTGCCTGACACGGAAAACGTGACGGCCTGCCGAACGTAGCCGCCGCCAGTAACAGGCGTTCCGCCGCCCGCGTCGGTCGGTGCTACTGTGTATAGTTCAACATACCAAACCGTTGGCCGCGTTGTGCTGCCTGTTGTAAAACCATACGTTAAAACGTTTGTTTCAAATGCATTGGAGAAGCTCATATCAGTACGCCCTTATTTTCATACGACGGCCACTTCCGCCAAATTTCGCTTTTTCGCTGTCTGTGTTTATACCATCAATCGCGTTTTGATACAAAGACGACCAAACCGCCAATCGCGCGTCGTCCTTTAGATAAGGCGCTGAGTGCGTTAAAGCGCCGTATAAATACGCGTCTGGAAAGTATTCAAGCATCCAGTTTGTCGTTTCGGTCGCTGAAAGTGGTCCAATCTTGGCGAAATAATACAATTCTGTTGAATACTCGCCGTCTGGAACGGGGAATATCTCAATCTCGCCCGCCGTCATTGCGTAATATCGCGGCTCTCCCGTCGCGTTGGCCCGGCGGAACTTTCTGTCTAAAAGCTGCCATTGGCTAATTAACTCTAAAGGCTGCGTGCCGCCGCCAGTAACGTAAAACCGTATTACCTCGTAAAAATCAGCAGGAACTGCGCTGTATTGCGTATCAATCGTGGCCGTGGCGCGCTTTTCCTGCCGCCAGTGGCGCGCTCTGCGGCTCATGTCGGCTTCCGCCAGCGTGATAAACGTCGGAATGATGCTCGTTAGGTCATCGCGATCCAGAAAACTGGCGATGGTGCTTTGCAACCCGTCATATGTTGTAATGGCCATTAGTCCAGTAATCCTCTGCGGTTAAGTTTATTTGACAGCAACCCCGGTACAGACTGACCGCGCCGCAAATTACTAACAATCTGATCTAAAAATGGGAAATCTTGCGTATCGCCGGGAAACACGCCATCTTCTGCTGGGCTGATCTTGTCGCCCTCGCGCCCTAGCTCAAGCCGGGTTTGGACGTTGCGCGCCTCAGTTTCGCCAGCTTCGCGCCGGTAAGCCGCGCCAGCATTCAGTTCTCGCAAGTCATTAACCCGGTTTGCAATTTTAGAATATTTGAATGCGTCGCCCCGAACCTTTCCCGCCTGCCGCTCTAATCGGCGTATTGCGTTTTTGCGGTCTTTAACCGTTGGAAAATCTTGATAAGCGATTTTAAGCCAGCCGGTTGTTTGGTCTTCATTTAAAGCCTGACGTTTTATGTAAGACGCCGCTTGCGCAATCCATTGGTCTCTATCTGGACCTTTTTTGCGCGGCATACGGCCTTGGCTGTTTATGATTTCGCTGCTGTATCTATACCAATCTTGCGTGCCTGTAATATCTCTGGGCTTGGCCCGACCGTCGCGCGCCTTTTCGATCAGGTTGTCTAATCCGTCAATATAATCTGCTCGATATAGCGGCCCAAGCTGCATGTTTATTCGTGAAAACTTGCTACTATTGTCGTAAAGGTCTCTAACGTCAGGTGACGACATTATAACGTTGGAAAATTCTTGTGCTTGTGTTTGCGCAAATTCTGGATTTGATCCACCAGAAAAACCTTCACGCATTTGAACGCCGTGTTGCACCTCATGCAAAATTGTCGAAAGCACATCATCATCTGGTCGGTCAATGCGTGCGTTAATTTGATTTGTGGCCGGGCTATAACTGCCCTGAACTCCAGTAAATTCATCAGGCTTGCTTAAATTGATTTGCTGGCTACCCGCGCCGGGATAAGCCCTATAATATTCCGGGTGATTTAAAATGTCCTTTAAGGGAAAAGTTTTTGATTCCCCGTCAGTTAAAAAATTGCGCAAAGTCGGCGGCAAAGTCAGTTTTGCGTTTTTGTCGTCAATCTCAAAACGCAGCTTGCCATCAGCGCCTTGAAACCAGCCCGTTGCGTCAAATATTTCACGGTTGGTCCTGCCTTCAGATAACATTTTGTTTGCGTCATCAATTGACGCCATGCCGGGGTTTTTGTCTGGTGGATGCGAAGTAAAATCAGCGCTACGTCCCGCAAAAATATTCGTTGTATTGGGGTCATATGTAAAAGCGTCACGACCCGCCACAACACCGCCGCCAGCCATTGCAAGACCCGCCGTTTCCAGCGCGGCCATATCAATATCAGCGTCGGGAATAAGACCTTGCGCCGCTGCCCGTGGCGTCTCAACCGCGCGGGCGCTGCCAGTAATTAAGTCGATCAATCCTTGCGGAATGGCAGGCGAGGCTTTGCCAGATGTCAGCGCATCCCAAATTGACATTCCCTGCGGAGCATCAACAGGAAAAAACGCTGAACGCCGCTTGCCGTCTTCCGGGGCCAGCAAACCAGATAACGCGCCCTCGGCGCTATTCTGCAAGCGATACTGCCGCAGTAGGTCATCTCGCTGCGCTGGCTTCATGCCATACTGCGCGCTCTCAGCTAAGTAACCATGAAACTGATCAAGAGGGAGATCAAGAACGCTGGCCATTACCTAGAGCCAATATGGTCAAGGTAGTTCTGCGCTAAATACTCGTCGGTGATGCTGTTATACCGCTCCATGCTGCGCGCCGTCTTCAGAAAATCAGCAAAATTCGGGTCTTGCATCGCTTTTGCCATCGCCGGACCAAGAGGCGGAATCATTGATGGCTCATTTCCGTCCCCGGATAAACCCACGCTGCTGGAAACCGGGGGATAACGCACCTGATCAGGAACACCCCGAGAAGGCGTCATACGCATAGCGGGATCACCGCCGCCAAGCGTTGGTATATACCCTTCAGGCCGTGTGCCTGCGTTAGCTCGTAAAGGCGGCATCAATTGCGGATCAGGGTTATTGGCGGCCGCAACCTGCGGAGCAACGCGGGCCGTCCCACGTGGCGGTGCAGGCGGTGCAATGCCTATAGCGTCCATAATGCCGCGAAGCTGCTGCATCTGCTTGCGGCGGTCCTCGTCCTGAGAACCGTAAGGCGTTGCGCCAATCGCATTGCCAATCATGCTCAATAAACCGCCGCCCTGAAACTTATCGCCCCGCCGACCACGGCCACCGCCGTCAATCATGTCCATAAAATCAGTGTAACGTTGGCGTGCCATCTATCTCGACCTCGCGCTTTTGGGTTTCGCTTTAATCACCTTAACGCCCTTCTTCTTCGCAGCAGCCGACGCAGCCGCCATTCCTTTAGACGTGTACGCGTAATGCTTTGATCCAACCTTGGGCATCGTCATTCCTCGCTATATTCTACCGCAATATACCATGAAAACGCCAAAAAGAAACCCCGCGCCAGCAGGGGAAAATTGCTAACACGGGGAAGGTGAGGCACGGGACAGGGGGAAAAAACCCGATAAAGCGTAAATACCCTGTCAATTACAATGTGTCCAGTGCCGCCTTAACGCGTCAAGCAACTCCTTTCAAATTACGCCGCAATTCGCCGCGCCACTGACGCGGGCCGCTCAAAGCCGTCACAGCTTCAGACGCCATCGTTAAACAAACAGCGTCGGCCAAGTCAGGGCTGCGATGGCCGCGCTTGCGCATAGAATCCTTGCTCTCAGCAGCCATCTTGCCAGAAGACGTAAAACTGTAACGTATGCCAGTCAAATCAGCCAATAACTCATCGTCATTCGGCAACTTGCACGAACGATCCTCCAACCACGCCTTGCACTTAAACCACAACTCAGTGCGCAAATTATTATACGTGTCCTTCATAGACGGGCTTTCAGATACATTCACACCGCGAACAGGTGCGCCCAATTCACGCATACGATCCACAATGCCAGCGCCTAAGCCAATGCTATCAACCAATATCTCCATCGGCTGCAAAGACGGGGGTAATGCGTCATATTCCGCCATAACGCGGCCAACCGTCTGCATTAAATCCAAACCGCGCCACGCCTTAATCTCAGTAATCACGCTGCCCTCGCGCTTGCAAAACGCCGTCCGGTCAGTGCCAAATCGGGCTGGGTCCAACGACCAAACAGGCTTCGAATTAGGAGCAAGCTCAATGTCGCGCTTCATCGCAGCTTCCGCTAAATGATACGGAACAATCGTATCGTCGTCAGTCAAAGGAAACTCGCCCAAAACGCGTATGCGAAACGCGCTGCTATCCTCACCATACCGCTCCCGCATCTCATCAACAAACTCCGCGCTTACAAGCGGGCTATCAATGCACGACCAACGACGCGTCCACCAAGTATCAACTAAACGCGTCTGACTTTCGTAAAACGTGCCGCTGGATCGCGTTGGATTGGACAGCAAAATCGTCGTGGCATTGTGCCCAGACATCGAACCAGCAGCAGCCTCAAACACCTTCTCAGGAACCCCCGACGCCTCGTCTATAACCAACAAAACATTCTCACTGTGAACCCCGGCAAGAGCTTCTGGAGTCTCAGCGCGGGACGTGCGCGCCGATATAAACGCCTCAGATGGAGCCGAAGAAAGCTCAACGCGGTCGCTCTTAACCACCAACATCTCCTTAAGATGAGGCGGTAACTCATTGATCCAACGCTTCATTTCAGCAAATAACGCGTCAAACAACTGGCCGCTAGTGGGTGCAGTCACAACAACCTTATTCGGAAAACGTAGCAGCAAAAACCAAAGCATGGCCCAAGATGCAGAGGTGCTCTTGCCCGTTCCGTGCCCAGACCTAACACTAACCTTGCGCTCGCCATCAGCAATCGCCTGCAAAAACTCCGACTGATAAGCCAACGGTTCAGCGCCAAGCACCTCGCGAACAAACAAAACAGGATCAGCGCGGTAACGCGTCACAAACTCAGTAAACGGATTGGCCTCACTCATCAGTATCGTCCAATCTATCAACCTCGCCAAGACCGCCGCACGCCTCGCAAGTATCACACCGCTCGTCAATATAACCGCTGCCAATGTTAAAAGATTGCCGGTGATATATCGGAACAATAAGCGTCCCAGTTCCCCCGCACGTCGCGCAAACCTCAACCGACTTATTAATCACAACAGCCATAAATCACCCCCCATCCGTCACGTCCTCGCACTCGCCATCAATCACATCGCGCCGCAAATCCTCCGCGTCCAACGCAGCAATCTCAACATTAACCTTCCTCAATGCATCCAAATGCATGTCGCCAATGGAAATGGTGACACTGGTCTGCGGCTTGAGGCCATACCGATCCTGATTCAAGCTGCCAGCCATGAACTTGCGCCAATACACCTTCTCACGCGTGGCGGCGATCTCAGACGTGCTGCTTTTCCCGCTAAGACCATCAACCATCTCTAAACCCTCCTCAACCAAAGCATCCGCAGCCTCATTGCGAGCGCCGCTTAAAGCCTCCGCATACTCAGGAATGCTGTTCAATGCGCGGCTCACATAAGACCGCGTGCAGCCATAATCTTTCGCAATCTTAGCAACCGTAATGCCAGACGCAATCTGGTCAAATAACCAATCCGCGCCGCCTTTGTGCGCAACCTCCGCTAATATCCGCTTGCGTAATGCACGTCCCGCCATAATGCCCCCTACTCCGCTATTTTCGGAAAATTTAGCGCGGGGGAGCCATAAAAGCAAGGGCAGGGGGCGGGGTAGGGGGAGCGCGTGAAAGAGGAAGGCGTGAAAGAGGAAGGCGTGAAAGAGGAAGGCGTGAAAGAGGAAGGCGTGAAAGAGGAAGGCGTGAAAGAGGAAGGCGTGAAAG